CTATAATTTGTCTAGCTGTATCAATTCCTCTATCTGATGAAGAATTAATTTCATTAATAGATAATTCTCCAGCATTTAAAATATATTTAGCCATTATTCTAGCAACTGTAGTTTTACCACATCCAGATGGGCCTGATAAAAGAAAAACATGGCTATGGTTCTTTTTATTTAAAATACTTTTTAATGAAAGTATAGCTTCTTTATTCCCTTCCATTTCTTCAAAAGTTGATGGCCGATATTTAGTATATAATGTCATTAAATACTCCTTATTATATTATATATAAACTCTAAATTTTTTTCGCAATCTTTTCATAATTCTTACATATTTTTTATTCTTATATGTATCTATTAATTTTGAATTATAAATATATCTTAAATGTTCTATATTAGTTTCTACATCAGCTATTTCTTTTATTATATTATTTTCATCATAATTTTTATTTAAATGTTGAAGAATAGCTAATGATAATTCATTACATTCTTCTGCTAGTTTAGATAGTATCCATTTTTTACTATTCACTTTTATATTTATTTGTATAATTTCTTCTTTTTTATTTTTATCTAATAATTTCATCCATTTTCCTTTTCATAAATAGCTTGTCTTAAATACATAACTAAATCTAAAGCTTCTTGATATGCATCCATTAAACTATTCCTACCGTTATGAGTTAATAAATAAGTATCATATTTTTTATTTCCTTGTTCAGCTCTATCTTTTAAATCTTTTTCAACTAAATCTAAAACTTTTATACTTTTTTCTGTTTTAATTGGATCTGGTTCATGAAGAGCAGCTTTATTTTCCTTTTTAATATTTATTTCAAAATTATTATGCCATGAATTATTACAATAACTTTTTCCTAAACCATTATCTTGAAATAATGCAAAAGTAATATCATTTCTTAGTCCTTTTTGATCACTACCACATTCTGGACATTTATCTTTACATTCATCAAATAATATTTTTTTATGTTTAGAATATAAATGTTTTATATTATCTTCATCATTTAAACTTTTTTTAAAATCACAAAATTTACATATTCCATCTTTAAAATAAAGATACCAGTAAAAATTAGCATATCTCATTTTATTTCTCCTTTATTATCAAAATTTTTTTATTATTTTTATTTTATTTTTTGGTGAATTATTAATAATTTTAATTAAACAGTCTATACAAAAAATATGAACATTTCCTATTATATCTTCAATATGAACAGTTAAATTATTTTTACTATCACAAATATCACATTTTGATTCGTTATCATAAAATAATACTTTATTTTCCATTTAATATAACTCCTTTAGACATATTAGCCCAATTCCCATTAATATCTGAAACACCTTTTTCTATTTGTAAAGGAACTATAAGCCAATCCCAATACTCTCTTATTTTCTGTGTTCCATAATACCATATTAAATAATCTAATTCTTCTTCCTCCTCTGGTGGAAAATCTGGATAAATACTATCATGAATTTGCCCATCTATAATAGTTTGCATTCTACGTTTTTTTATTTGTTCTAATAATTTAATTAATGTCCATAATAAACAATGAAAAGCTGGACCTTGTACTTGATAATTTAATATTTCATTATTAGTCATAGGTCCTTGAAATCTAAATCCATTTAAAGTATCTATATATCCATTTTTATTATATGTCTTTACTGTTTTTTCTTTCCATTCATATCCTACATTAAATTCATTCCAAAAATCTTGTTCTACTTTTTTTACATGATTAATATAATCATCTAAATTATATATTCCTTGTTTTTTTAAATATATTCTAGTTTCTTTTTCACAATTTTCATATAATTGAGAAGCTGTATTTTTATACCATGATCCATAAAAAGTAGGAAATATAAAACTATTTTTAGTTACATATCTAACATTTTTAGAATATCCTTCATTTTTCATTACTTCATCAATAGACATTAAAAATAATTTAGCCGCAAATCCTCTATGGGGATCTTTTCCTGATTCTATATATTTAATTAAATTAGGGTCTTTATTACAACAAGCTATTATTTTTACTTCCATAGCTCCGTAATCATATTCTCCTAATATATTTCCTTTTCTGGGACCTAACAATTTTCTTAATAGTTTAGCAGCTTCTTCATCATGTTTAGGTATATTTTGAAAATTAGGATCAGAACTAGATGATCTAAAAGAGCTAACAAAATTAAGATTATAAAAAGAATGTAATATATTATTATGTGATTCTCTAATAAATCCTTTTAAATAAGTATTATTTATTTTTTGCCATCTCCTCCATTCTAAGCAATCTTTTACTATAGGTATTTTATATTTTTTTAATGATTCTATGTCACTTTTAGGTTTATTTGATTTTAAAGTAGTTTCTTTTACTTCATATTTTAAAATATTAAAAAGTAAATGAGTAATATCCTGGGGAGCACTTATTCTGAATTGTTTATCTTTATCCCATTTTTTTAATTCTTCTGATTTTAATATTTTTTGTTCTATTAAATCCATTTTGTTTTGTAAGTTATCATATTCTTTTTTAGCTTCTATTTCATTAAATACTATTCCATTTTGTTCTAATTCTGATAATGCCATAGAGCCTTTAAAAAAGAATTTAGCTCCTTTTCTTAAATGGGGTTCTAAATGTTCTTTTTGATATTCATATTCTTTAAATGTAAATAAACTATCAGCAGCATTATATAATAATTTTTTATCTAACGGAGATTCATCTATTCTATTTATTGCATTAGCTCCATATATTTCTACTTCTTTTGGTAAAGCTTCTAAATAAGGATCAATATCAGAATCATATCCTAATACACCAAAATGAATATAAGTATAAAACTTTAGATTAGTCTTTTTATTATTATATAAAGAATGCCCCCCTAACATAGTATCCCAATAAAAATTATTTATTTCTATTCCTTTAGTATCATTAAATCCTCCACGTACTATACTCCATAAGTTTTCAAACTTTCCATTATGGCATATTTTTTTTACATTACTATCTAAAAATTGAATAAATCTTTTTCTAAACTTTTTATCATTAAAATAAGGAAAAGAATATGAAAATAAACCATCTGATAATGAAACACAACTAATATGATGGCCTTCTCTATGTGGTTTTTTCCCTGTAGTTTCATAATCAAAAGATACATATTCTTTATTAGTAAATTCTTCTATTATTTCTATTGCTTTATCTTTATCATAAATAGGAATACAATCCGATAAATAATTACTACTATAAAAAGGTTGCTTTGATAATTCTATAGCTTTTTGTATAGTATTTTTTATTTGGTTTTTTATTATTAAATCTTCTCTATCTTCATTTTTTCCTTTTTTATATACTGATAATAAATCCCAAGTTGGACATATCCATTTTTTTAGTTCCTGATCTGGTATAAATGTATTTACCCAATCTACTATAGAACATCCTGAAATCCTTCCTTGTAGTCTATGTCCTATTAAAGCTTCTATAGAAACTTTTCCTAAAGTTATTATTACTTTAGGATTAATTCTTTCTATATCTTTTTGCAAATATTTTCTACAAGCATTTATTTGTATATTAGTAAGTTTATTAGTTGTATGGCATTTTACAGCATTAGTAAAATAAAAATCATCATATAAATCATATCTTAATTCTAAAATAATATTTTTTAATAATTGTCCTGTTTTTCCACTAAATTGTTTATTTTTTTCGTCTTCTGTTTTTCCTGGATTTTCATTTATAATTAATATTCCTAATTTTCCATTTCCCGATAATTTCATTTTAGGAGAATTACAAGTATTAGATAATCCACATTTAGAACAAGAATAAATCACTGGTTTTTTTATTTTAGATTTTACAATTTCATCTCCACGAATTATAGATGTTTCTTTTATATCAAAAAATCCTTTTTTCATTATACTTCCTATACTATTATTATATACTTTTTTAAATATTTTTTTAAATAAAAGTTTTTAATTATTCTTCATCATCTTCAAAAGTATTTACTATTTGTACTCCATCATTATGGATAAATACAATTTTAGATGGTTCTTTGTCTTTACACTTTAAATAAAAATTATTACTAAATTTTAAACCTTGCTCTAAGAATGTATAATCAATAAGAATACTAATATTAGGTATATTTTTTATAGGTTCATCCCATTTTACTTTTTCACTATATTTACCACTGGATCTTTCACTATATACTTCAATATAATCATTAGTAAATATTAATTTAATACTATTAAATAATTCAATATTCATTGATAAAGCAGAAGCTCTATTAATAGCGTCCCATAAATTCTTAGGTAAAGTTCCTTTTATATCATTTTTTTCTTTTTTATTTTCTGACACTATTCTTTCTATAGTAGTATAAGGAAATAAATCACTTTGTAATTTTTTACAACTAAATATAGTTCCATCTTCTGATTGAAAATGCACCCATGAATTATCTATAAAATAATTAGTAATATTAGGTAATTTTATTAATTCCTTTGTAACTTCATCACTAATCCAAAACTGTTCTTTTATTACTGAATCTAATTTAAACCAATTTATTCTTATTTCATCTGTTGATATCATAATATCTTCATTTAAAAATATTCCTGATAAACTTGATTTACTAGAAGAAAATAAACAGATATTAATAGCATCAAAAAACTTTTCTGGTAATTTATTCCATTTTGGTTTATTAGGAATTAATTTTTCAATATGTTCAAAAATATTATTTTCTAATAAAATTAATTCAGCTCTAGCAGATTTATTTTTTATTATCCATTTATTTTCTTTTTGTATAATTTTTATAGTATCAGATTTAAACCTATTAATTAAATCATAAAAATCTCTTGCTTTAATAGAACCTTGAAGAGAATTATCTAAATTAAATGGAACAGTTATAGATATATTGTCATTATAACTATGTATATAGTTATCTTTAAATATAAATGTATCAGCCCCCTCTAAAATAGTGTTTCCAGTTTCTACACCTGGAAGTGCTTTTCCCATAGCATTTAATAAATCGTTTCTGTTAATTTCCATTTTTTACTCCTGTACTAATATTATTTTAGTATTGTATTATATATATTTTCAGCTATAGCTTTCATTAATAATGGTGGAACTGCTCTTCCTAATCTTTCTATTTTATTTTTATAATCTTCTCCTAAATAATAATCATCAGGAAATCCCATTATTCTAATAGCCTCTTTTACTGTAAATTTTCTATTATCCCAATGACATATAGAAGCAGCCCCAATATTTGACGCCATTGCTACTAGTGTTTTGGCTGGTAAATATGGGGAGCATTTTTTTAAATTAAAACGCTCCTTATCATCTTCCCCATATTTTAGTGCACATAATCGTTTATAAATTGAATATTTTTCTATATTCACCTCTAATAAATCAGCTTCTGTGTTCTCTATAGTAGAGAAGGCTTCTTTTAGTGTTATTATTTTCTTATTTCCTTTTGGAAATGTAATTTTTTTATTTATGTCATTACGAACTCCTATTATAATAATTCTACTTCTATTTTGTGGGGTATTAAAATATTTAGCATTTAATACTTTATACATAACTTTATAACCAATTTTATTAAAATTATTTATAATAGTATTATTATCTTTAAATAAAGATAAATTACTACCTAATATATATTTTGATTTTCCTATAGTAAGTCCTTTTACATTTTCACATACTATTACTTTAGGTTGTATTTCATTTGCTATTCTAATAAATTCAAAAAATAAATCGTCTGTTCTTTGAATTGTATCAGAATATTTTTTTTCTTTTCCCCATAATTTATCTATTTTACCAGATGTAGAAAAAGAAGCGCATGGTGGAGAGCCATCTAAAATATCTAAAGATCCTTTTTGTATTCCTATTTTTTTTATAATTTTATTTCCAGTTAATTTTCTAATATCATCAATAAATATTTTAGTATCAGGATAGTTTTTTTTGTAAACATCATAAGCATTTTTTATAAATTCATTAATAGCTAATATATTTCCTCCTGCTAATTTGTATCCTGTAGAACTTCCTCCACATCCAGCAAATAAAGATATTACATTAAATAATTTTTTACTACTAGCTTTATATACATCTTCTAAATAATATATCATTTTATTATTAAATATCCTTTAAAGTTTAATATTTGCCAAAACAATGTTATAGAACTAAATCCAATATCTTTTATCATATTAATAATATCTTGTTCATATAATAATTTCATATTTAAACGTAAATCACGCTCCTTATGAAATAATTCATCTATAGTAAAATTATTAGATTTAAAATCATAAAAACTAAAACTAAATATTTCTTGTACTTTTCCTATAGGTTGGTATACTTTTTCACATAAAAACAGTACTCCATTCTTAATAAGACTATTATATATAGTTTTAAGATAATGATATTTTTTATAGGGTTGTAAAAATTGCATAGTAAATATAGAATATATAATACAAGCATTATCTAAATTAGATATATTATTTAAATCATCATTTAAAAAATTAGTTTCTTGTGGCAAAAGATTAGAATTATCAATTCCTATTTTTTTACATTTGGTATCTAATGATTTTAATAATTTTCCTGTACTACATCCTAAATCATATATATTCATATCTTCTATATAAAAATATTCACTCATACTTTTAATTAAATCTATTAGTAAAGAATATCCCGGTATACTTTTATTAATATGATCATCAAAATTATTAATAGTATTAAAATCAAACATATTTAATCTCCTTTTTCTTTATTATTAAATTGACATTCTTTTGGAATTATAATATTATTATAAAAATAATTTTCTTCTATAAAAAATTTCCATCTAGTACAATATGAATAATGATTTAAATCACTATTATAAATATTTGAAATCCATTTTGAATAATAAGGACATTCATTACAATAATTAATTTTAATATATATCATATACTTAAAAACCTTATAATATATTATATACTATTTTACATATTTTTTAACGAAAATGGATTATAATTTATATTATAATCATATATATCAATACCTTCTTTTATTTTTACATATTTAATTATTTTATATGTTATAGGAGTAAATATTATTTCTATAACAGTTTTAAATAAATAATTTGAAAAAATCATAATTAATAATATATTTATAGAATAAATTCCTAAAAAAGCAATAAATACAAAAATAATACTATCTAATAATTCTCCGATTAATGTTGATCCTATTGTTCTGATCCATAAATATTTTCCTTTAGTAAATATTTTTATTTTAGATAATATAAAAGAATTTGAAAATTCTCCTGAAAAATAACCTATTAAACTAGCTAAAACAATTCTAGGAACTAACATTAAAATATTATTATAATCATTTTGATAAATCCATGTTTCCTCAGCTGGAAGAATACCAATAATCCATATATTTATAGACATTAATATAATCATAAAAAAACCAGTCCATATAACTTTTCTAGATGCTTTATATCCATATACTTCTGTTAAAACATCTCCAAAAATATAAGATAAAGGGAATAATAAAGTACCTCCATCAAATACAAATGGACCTAATTGAATCATTTTACTAGCTAAAATATTAGATAAAATTAATACTCCTACAAATATTCCAGTAATAATTGGTAATAATTTTTCTTTCATAAAATATCTCCTTTTTATTTAAAATAAATGGTAATTTTTTTTATTTTTTATTATAAAATTATTACTTTCATATTTATTATTAAAATAAATTACTGAAAGTATAAATCTTTTTATTGCAGATTGTTGATTAAACAAACAAAGTTCTTCTAATGTGTATCCTAAATTATTTACATAATTAGATACTTTTTTTATTCCTTCTTTAGTTCGCCATTTAGTCATTCTTTTATTTTGTTGCATATTTAAATTTATCCATCCAAAATTAGGAAAATAAAAATCTCCACTTATAGCGTGCTTTGCTATTGTTGTGGAATCTACAGATTTAAATGGAAATTGTTCAAATAAATTAATACTAAATACACCAAAACCGTGAAAATTAGTTTTATATCTTTTAAATATATCATTAAAAAATAATAATCTAGCTTTATTACTTTTATATGCTACAGCCCCTAATCCTATATATTTTGAATTGTCCATATAATAATCCATTATTTTATAATCTTCACCATCATGATAAACAGGTATAGGTGTAAAATTATTTTTAAGCATTATTTTATAATTTTTTAATGATTCTTTACCATCTATCACTTTATCTAAAGAGGCATAAAGGTCTATTTTATTCTTATTATTTTCTAAGAATTGCATATAATCATTTATAGAAATATAAGTACCTTTTGTATCATTAGAAAAAGCTCCAGAATCCATAAATAACTTATTTATATTTTTTGGGCGATTTAATTCTTTTTTACTATTTTGAAATTGTTCAAAAGACATCATAATGTTTATACTTATATTTTTTTCTGTTAATTCTTTTTTTAATCCAAATCCCATACCATAATATATATCCATTTTTTAATCCTTAAATACACTTTCACCAATTAAACTCATTTTTCTTTTTTTATTAGCCATTTCTAAGTTTTTAACAGCTTGGTTAAAATAAACTTCTTTTAATTCTATACCTATAAACTTTCTTTCTTGTAATAAAGATACATAGCCTTCACTCCCTATTCCAGCATAAGGGGAAAGAACTGTTTCTCCTGGATTAGTCCATAATTGTAAAGCTCTTTCTATAACTTGTAATTGTAATGGGCAAATATGTTTTTCATCTTTTTCTTCTCTAACCGATCTAAATTGTAAAGTATATGATTGATTAATATCAAACCATACTGGACTAGCATATCTTTGCCATACTTCTACTGGAAAAGTTTCATTAGTATGCTTTACTGGTTCTGTATTGTCTCCCGGCTTCCTCATAGTAATTAAATAATCAGGAATTCCTTGAGCACATCTAGAAGAATCTTTTTTAATTTGTTTATGTAGTAATGTTAAAGATTTTGTACGTTGCATAGCTACAACTGGATCTTTCCATATACAAACTTCTGAATGAAAAATAAAACCTTCTTTAATAAACATTTGAATTAATATTCCTCTAAAATCCCTTAGTCCTATATATCCTTCTTTCCCTTTATTAATTTGTAAATTAGCACAATGAAAAGATAAAAGTCTACCAGGTTTTAATACTCTATATAATTCTGGAATTATAAATTTAAAATGCTCTTGAAATTGTTTAACATCTCTACAATTCCCCATATCCCTAATTGAATTAGAATAAGTATATAATGATGCAAATGGCGGACTAAAAATAGAATAATAAATACTATTATCTTTTATTTCTTTTATTTTTTCTACACAATCACCTAGTTTCATTTCCCAGTTCTTACCCATTATACTTTTCTCCTTATATTCATCTTTTATATTTTCAGTTTTAAATACATCTTGATATATTTTCATATACTTTAACATACCCTCTTGCATTTTTTGTGCTTGCTTTTCTTTTCTATTTAAATTTTGAACTATAGGACCCTCTATATCAGCAGATATAAAATATGCATTTACTTCTTTTTCTTGGCCAAATCTCCATTCTCTTCTCATAGCTTGATATGTTAATTCATAACTATGATCTGTAAAAACAAATATCATATTATGACAAAATTGTAAGTTTAAACCAAAAGCTCCTATTTTCTTTTTAGTAATTAATACTTTATATTTTCCATCTATAAATCCATTTAATCTTTTTTCCTTTTCTTCTACTGAATCTTTACCAGCTACCTGAATAGAATTATCAATTATTTTTTCTAATAAATCACCTTCACTATTTAATCCGCACCATATTATCCATTGTTCATCTGATTTATTTACTATTTCAGCACATTTATCAATTCTTATTTTTATAGTTTCTTTTTTTACTTGTCTTTGATCTTCTAAAGTGGAAGCTTTATAATCAAATAATTTATTTTTACTTGAATTTAATTTTATATTTGTAGGTATAGTTATTTGTTTTATATTTAATTTAGGTAAATTATAACCTTCATCTGAAAATCCTATATCAGAAGGTTTTCTAATCATAACAGCCCAGGAACAAATCCATTTCCAAAAATCTTCTTCCGCATGTCCTTTTAGTTTCCATTGAGAAGTATGACCAGCATCATGAAAAAAGTATTTAGCTAACATTTCAGTATAAGTCATGATACCTAAAAACTCAGAATGATTTCCTAATTCCATAAAATCATTAGGTGATGGAGTAGCAGTACAAGCTAATCTATATTTAACATTATTAAATTTATTTATTATTAAGTTTCTAGTTTTTCCATCAAATGATTTAATTATACTCGATTCATCAATAACTATTCCTATATAATTATCAGGATTAAATTTATCCAGCATTTCATAATTAGTAATAGTTATTTTATCTTTTACTTTTCCATCTCTAGATTGAGCTTCATGTTTAAAATGAAATTTATTACCTTCCCTTAAAGTTTGATATGAAACTGATAATGGTGTAACTATTAAAATATTTCCATTTGTTTCTTTTACTATAGCATCTGCCCAAGCTAATTGCATTAAAGTTTTACCTAAACCACAATCGGCAAATATAGCAGCTTTTCCTTTTTGTAAAGCCCATTCTACTATAGCTTTTTGAAAAGGAAATAAATATTTATTTAATTTATTTGGTTTAAATCCTACTCCTATAAATTCGCTATTTTTACTTTTAAGGAAATCATTATAAGAATTCATTTTACATCCTTTATATTATTATACATTCTTTCTAATATATTTTTTACTTTTTACTTCATTTTGTATAGAACTATATCCATATACTTCTTTTTTCATTTTACTTTCTGTACAAGCTTTTCCTAAATCTAAACATTGCAAACAAACTACTTGATCACTGACTGCCCTCCCTTCTCTTATTTCCATTAAACCTAATCTAATTATATTATTTTCTTTTTCTTGATTAGTTGCATTTAAACTAACTGCCATAGTAACATGATTTATTTTTCTTATATCTTCTGAAGCATGTTTAGTTTTTATATCAGTATCAAAAGTACTTTTTTCTGTATGACTTGCGGTAATAATAGCTATTTTTCTTTCATTAGCAAAATCTCTCAAACCTTTCCAAATATTATTAATTATTTGTCGATTATCATTATTTTTAAATCCTTTAGAAGGTTCCATATAATCGGCATAATCAATAATAATACAATCAGGAATAAAGTTTTCATAATAATATAAATTATCACAAGTACTTTTTATCATTTCCACAGTAGCTCCAACCATAGGAATTATTTTTATTCTTCCTTTTCTATATAACCTTCTTAATTTTTTTTGAAATAAATCTATTTTACTAATATCAAATCCTTTTTTATGATTTTTTTCTTGTACTATTTTATATAAATTACTTTCTTCATCATATTCAAAATAAGCTAATTTTATATCTCTATTATATAAAGGATATCCTGTTATAGATGGCCAAGCTCTTTTTATAATTTCCGTTTCTGTCATTTCTAAAGGAATATAAATAACTTTACACCCTTGTGACATTGCTACTTCTGCACTATACCATAACCAAAATGATTTTCCTCTTTTAGCTGGACCAAAGAAACTAACAAAATCCCCTCTAGAAATAGGTTGAATAATTTTCCCTAAATCTCCTGGAAACTTTATTATTATAGAATTTTCAATAGTTAAAGCTTCTAATATTTTATTATTATCATGTAATAAATCAACTCCTTGCCCTGTTGGTTTTTCTATTCTTTTATATTGAGATATAATAGTATCTATTTTATCCCCATTATTAATTAATATAGCATCCTCTAATTCTTCTTTTATTAATTCTCCTGATCTTACTTTTAAATAATTTTTAGCTTCATCTATTAAAAAATCTATATTAGTTTCTTCTGTAATTTCTTCATAATTTTTACTTAAATTAGTTAAAAATAATTTAATATTATCATTATCAGAATCATTATTTTCTTTTTCTAAAGTTTTATATTTAGATATATATAAATCTTGGATATTCTTTTTAGGAGCACATTTATATTGTTCATAATATTCTAAAATCCAAGATGCTATAGTTTTAGAATATTTTCCTTTTAAATATTTAATTCTAAAAATAGGTATTATTTCTGTTAAATACCTATCATCTACTATCATATAAGTAATGATATTTTTTTCTTCATTTAACTTTATTGTTTCTCTTTTCATATTTTAATTATTTTTCCATTATAAACTAAAGATGCTTTTTGTGCTGTTTTTTCTGAAATGTATTTATGAGCTTTATTTTTACTTAATGTTAGTATTACTCCATCCCATCCTTTTTTATAAGAAAAAACTTTATAAATAAAACAAGTAATATGTTTATTAGAAGAAAATATCTGTTTTTTTATTTCTATAATATATTTTATTTTCATATAGATATTATATAGTATCTTTATTATTTTTTACTAATTTTTTTACTAAATTAGTATAATTAAATATTTCATCATTATTTTTATTATCCAATAATTTACCAACTATTTCTTGTTTAATATTTATCATTTTTATTATGTCCTTTTCGATAGTATTGGGGGCTATTAAATAGTAAGCAAATACTGAATCTGCTTTTTGACTAATTCTATGTACTCTATCTTCTAATTGGTAGTGATCTGCTGGAGTCCATGCAAATTCTACTGTACAAGTAGCATTAGCAGCTGTTAAAGTTAATCCTGGAACAGTTAATATTTGGCATATTATTAATTTTATTTTTTTATTATTTTGAAAATTATTTATAGCTTCATTTCTTTTTTCTCCTGTAATAGAACCATCAATATAAATACTATCTTTTTTAAAATAATTATATAAATCATTTAAAGTATTTTTATGGTAAGTTGCTACAACTAATTTATTATCAGATTTAATATAATCTTCTATCCATTTTATAACATTGTTTCTTTTACTTAAATAAGCCAATTGTTTTAATCTATCTATATTTTGTTGAATTTCTAATCCTTTATTTATATGATCATTAGCCCATAATATAAATTGTTTTGTAGCTTTCTTATAATTTTCTAAAGCGACTTTATCAGTTTCTAAAGGAATTATTATTCTTTGTTTTGGAGGAAGGTCTTTTAAAACTTCATCTTTTACCCTTCTTAACATTAATGGATTGATTAATTCTTGTAGTTTATTTAAATTAGTAGCTCCATTAAAAGTCCAGCCAAATCCATTATATTTAGGTCCACAAAAAGTATGTAAATATTTCCATCTATTATTAAATATATTTGAATTAAGTAAATTAAGTATACTAAAAAATTCAGCTGGTTTATTTTTTATAGGAGTTCCAGATAAACCTATTATTTTCATAGAAGGATTTAATTTTTTTAATGTATGGATAGCTTTAGTTCTTATTGCTTTATTATTAGATATATTTTGACATTCATCAAGAATTAAAAGTTTTATATTTAAGGAAGCTAATTTAAAAATCCAAGATGTGTTATTTAATATTTTTTTATTATTTACTTTTATTTCTTGTGCTAAAATATCATAATTAATTATATAAAATGGATAATTAATAATAGGAGTATATTTTTTTCCATATAATATTAAAGCTTCTTCATTATTCCATTCTTTTATTTCTTTTTGCCAATTCATTTTTATAGTAGCTGGACAAACTATTAAAACTGATCTAATTTCTGGATTTATAAATGTATAACCTAAAGCTTGTATAGTTTTACCTAATCCCATTTCATCAGCAAGTAATCCAATCCCATCTACTGAATCTAACCAAGAGATTCCTTTTTTTTGAAAGTTATATAATTTATTTTTCATATAATTTAAGTACATCACAAAAACAAGCTATAGCATCTAATTGTTGAGATTCAAAAATTATTTCTTTCTTTTCATTATCAACTATAACTCTAGTAATATAATCATTATCTTTTACAACATAAATTATATATTTATTTAATAATTTACAATATTTTATAGTGTTATAATCTATCCACCATTTTATACCTTTTTCATTTATAAAATCAGGTTCTTGATTTTCCCACCAGAGTAAAGTATTTTTTATTGTTTTATTAATATTATTATTTTCTTTATTCATTATATTTGTATTTTATTTATTCCAGGATTTAACACTTTAAAATCTTCATTTTTAGGAATAGGACAATTTTTAAGCCATTTTATATTTTTTATTTCCCAAAAAACATAAGTATTTTTTAATCTAATATTATCAAATATATTTAATCGTAATGATTTATATTCTAATTGATTTTCTATTATTTTTTCTGATAAATTATAAAAAAAATCAATATCTTTCTCTTCATGAATAGTAAAAGTTATACCATCTGATAAAATAATAATTCTAATCAAATAATCAATATTACTAGAATAAGCAGTATATATAAAAATAGGAGATTCGCAAGCCATTCTAATTTTTTTAATTAATTTAATTAATTGAATAGGATATAGTAATGGTTCACCTCCTGTTAAAATTATTTCTTTATAATCAGAATAATTATTTTTAAATATATATTTTGGATTATTTAAATCAAAAGATTTATTACAGCATAACTTACAATTTCTATTATAATTTTTTGTAACAAGTAATCTTAATGACTTCATAATCCTAACTCCTTTCTTACTATCTTTTTCTCTTCTTTAGTATAATCACCTGGGTCATGTTTAAATTCAGGATTAAATATTTCTACTTCTTTTCCTAATGATACTAATAATTCTCCATATTTTTTAGCTCTTTCTTGAGCATCTTTTTCATTATCAAATAAAAATATAATTTTTTTATATTTATATGCTAATAAATTAATTTGTTCTTCTGTCATTGAAGTTCCCATAGTAGCAGCTATATTATCAGGACCTAATTTCCAACAATCAAATATCCCTTCCACTAAAACTATAAAATCTTTTTTACAATTATCTATATTATATAAAATATGTTTAGGATCGATTATACTTTTTTCTATACTATTAGTTATATATCTCAATATTCCTAAATTATCGCATTTTTTACTAGAATAAATTGATCTTGCTTGAAATGAAATTAATTTATTATTAAAATAAATAGGTATTATTATTCTAAAATTATAAAAACCTATTAAACTACCTGATTTTATATTATAAGTTTTTATAATATATTCAGGATTAAAGTTTCTTTTCTTTATATAATTATAAAACTTATCATTTTTCTTTATTTCTTCTCCTGGTAATTTTATTTTATTTATTTTATTAGTTTTTTTATTTAATTTATTTCTTATTATTTCTTCTGTAGAATATTCTTGTACTATTGTCTTAGTTAAATTATAGGATATATTTAAAATATCAGAAAGTATTTTTTCAGTTTTATGGTATCCGCATTTCCAACAATAAACATAATTCCCATAAATATTATATCCTGCTTTAAATCCCCTGGTGCCGTTATCATGATATGGACAATTAAAATTAATCCATCCGTCTACCAGTTGAACATAATCTATAGAATAATCTTTTAATAGACGGATGAAATCAATCATATTTATTTTAGTTCTATATTACTTATTTGTGGATTATCTTCATTTATTTTTTCTGTATTTTGCTCTTCTTTTTTTGTTTTCTTTTTTCTTGTAGTTTTTTTAACTTCCTTTGTTTTTTCTTTTACTTCTTCTTTTATAAACTTAATAAATTTATTTTTTATTTCTTTATCAGATAAAATTAAATATGATCCATCTGAGAAAGTTTCCCATAATAATTGTAGTAATTTATTAATGTCTACAAACCCTTCATCATTAGTACATATTTTTTCTTTTTTGGCTCTTTGTAAGCCGGCAAAAAAATACTCTTTTGTTATCCAACCATAAATCTTATGATTATCAGGATCACCAATAATAATATTCATTTAATCATCTCCTTTAATTAAATTTAAATCTTTAGCTCTATGCGATTTTAAAGCTAAAGATTTTATTATTTCTAATATTTTTATCATTTCTTCATCTTTATCAATTATATTTAAAGTACTTATATGAGCAAATAATTGATATATTAATTTAGAATCTGTTTTAAAATTAGATCCACCACACCATAAAGGGAACGATGAAAAATCTAAATCAGCATAACTTAAATCAGTATACCTTAAATTAGCAGACCTTAAATTAGCATACCTTAAATCAGCATAACTTAAATTAGCATAACTTAAATTAGCAGACCTTAAATTAGCAGACCTTAAATCAGCATAACTTAAATTAGCATAACTTAAATCAGCATAACTTAAATTAGCATAACTTAAATCAGCATAACTTAAATTAGCATTTCTTAAATTAGCATAACTTAAATCAGCATAACTTAAATTAGCATTTCTTAAATTAGCATTTCTTAAATTAGCATAACTTAAATCAGCATTACTTAAATCAGCTATTTGACCTTCTTTTATATTATCTAACCATAATTTATGTTTTTTTATTATTTCTTGTAATTCTTCTTTACTAAAAGTTTTCATTTAATCATCTCCTTTATTATTTTTTAAGATACTATTATATTATATAGTATCTTTAAATTATTTTTAAACTTCTAAACAAAAATAATCATGATTAGAAGAAACCCACCATTCTTTAATTTCTCTCCAAGCTTCTTTTATTCTTTTATTTGTCCATCCTATAGATTTATATTTATTTAAAATATGACTATATCTAGGAACCCATTTTCTTTTTCTTTC